CGTCATTTAGTATTATTTCTAATAATACTAATTGGCAAAGATTAACTTAATATGAGTGCAGTAGATTTTATAGGACTTAAAGATGCAGCTGGTGATCAAGCTTTAGTAACTACAGCAGGTGAATTACAAGTATTAGATTCTCAATCATTAACAGAACAAAAAGAATTAGCTATTATAGCAGAAGCTATTCAAGAATTAGTATCAAGATTAGATTTTTTACCTTCTGTTAGAGGTATTGCTGCTGATCTAAGAGTAACTCTCTTATCTGGTACAGTAACTTCTGTAACTACTGTAGGTACAGTAAGTAACGTAACTACTGTAAGTACTGTAACTTCAGTTACAACATTAGCTAATCAAACAAATATAGGAGGTTTTGCAGCATCAGGTTTAGTACAAAATAATCAAAATAATTTAGCTATAATTTCTAACATACAAAATATATTATAATGCCAATTAATAATAATTTACCACTTTTACATAGAAAGGAGTTTCAAATGATGACTCCTGCTCCTGTAGCAGCTGCAGCGGCTATGTATATGATCGCTCCTGGAAGTGGCAATAGAGATTTAGCGCTTTATCTGACATCTTCAACTGTTCAATATTTATATCAACCTTCAGGAGCTTTGGCTGGAACTTTTGGAGCTGGTGCATGTGGAACGTTTTCGCCTTGGTCTGTAACTTATACAGCTAATGGTGGAACAACCTCAACAGTTACCGTTGCAGCAACTACCCATAACATAAATAATTATGCTTTAGGTGACACAATAGAATTTCTAAATGGAACAAATTTAGGACTAAGAAGATATATAACAAACATTAGAAACAATGCAGGAGCGGGAACAATAACGATAACGTTAGATAGTACTGTTTCGGTTGCGGTCGTAAATACAGATACATTTAGAATTGGCTCAGGTAGATTTTATTGTATGAATGCAGGAACTACAGCGGCAGGATCTTGGAAAACTTTTGATGTAGCTACTTATGCATGGCAAGCTAACCTAAGTACTACTAATTTACCTGGTACATGGGGAACAGATGGGAAATGTGTAAGTACAGCGAAATTAGCTCCAATAGCACAAAATGGAACCGCTAGTGCTGGAACTACTACTACTTTAACAGATAGTGCTAAATCTTGGATTTCAAATGCTTATAAAGGTTTATATGTGTTTATAATAAGCGGAACAGGAAAGGGGCAATACGTAAAAATACTATCAAATACTTCAACTGTTTTAACTTTTGAAACGGCCATAACTTCGGGTGATAATACTTCGGTTTATCAAATTACTAAAGGCAAACCTGCTTTTGCGTCCGGGGTTGCTACATCAGCCACAGGAACTACTTTAGTTAATAGTGGCAAAGCGTGGACAGTAGATCAATGGATTAATTATCAAGTAAGAATAGTAGAAGGGACAGGGCGTGGACAAAGAAGAACAATTACAGATTCTGATGCTACAAGTTTAACAGTAGCTGCTTGGTCAGTAAATCCAGATTCCACTTCTGTTTATGCAATTGAAGGTAATGAAGACTTTATTTACTTAGCTGGAAATGCTGCTCTAGCAATGTATAGATATTCAATTTCAGCAAATACATGGACATTATTAGTTCCAACAACTCCAAGGAGTGCATCTCCTTCTACAGGAATGTGTTTAGATTGGGTCTCTGAAACAGGCAATGCAAATTGGGCTAATGAAAACGATATACAAGATGGAAGATATATATATTCGATGCGAGGAGGTGCTGTTGCTAATATAGATAGATTTGATATAGCAGGTGGGACTGCTGGGGCAGGGGCATGGGAAGCTGTTACATACATCGGAACAGAAACATTTACAACTGGATCAAGTGCTTTTCAAAGTGGACAATACTTGTATATAAAAAAAGATGCTACCAATAGATTTTTCCAATTTGATATAGTTGGAAATCATATGGAACCTTTTACAACTAATATGTACACTGATGGTGCTGCAGTTATGGGACAAAAATTATGGGTAAAAAATTATGATGCTTCTGAAAATATAAAATGGTTATATGTGCTAGGTAATAGTTTAACAGTTCTTCATAGAATAATGATATTTTAATATATGAGCATAGTAAAAATTAGTGATAGTGCTGGAAAAGAAGTATTAGTTACAGATGCTAAAGCTTTAAAAGTAGATAATAGTGGTGTAACACAACCAGTAAGTATATCATCTATACCTTTAGCTACAGGAGCTGCTACTGAAACTACATTAGGGACTAGATTAAGTGAATCAGATTTTGATACTAAAGTAGGAAGTTTAACAGAGGCAGCTCCTGGCACTGATACAGGATCTAGTGGATTAAATGGTAGATTACAACGAATTGCACAAAGACTTACATCTTTAATAACAGCATTAGGATCACCATTTCAGACAGGAGATTCAATAGGGAATACTACTTTTGAAGCAACACAAGCTACAGCAGCTAATCTTCAAATGACTGAAGCTAGTGCAGTTGATATTAAAAATGCAGTAGAAACTTTATATAATTTTATAAGTGGAAGTAGGGGTTTAGTTACTGAAGATAATAGTGCTGCTATTAAAACCGCAGTTGAATTAATAGATAATGCAGTTTCAGGAGCTGGTTTTAATATTACACAAGTAGGTGGAACTAATATAGATACTAATTCAGGTAATAAAAGTGCAGGAACTCAAAGAGTAGTTATTGCTACAGATCAACCTCAATTAACAACATCATTAAATGTTACATTACAAGCTGGTGCTACTGGTGGTGCTACTGTATTTCATTTAGCTTCTGCTGGATCAACAAATGCTACTAATATAAAAGCTAGTGCTGGTAAAGTTACAGGGTGGTATATTTATAATAGTAATGCTGCTGCTAGAAAAGTAGCATTTCATAATTCAGCATCAGCACCTACAGCAGGTACATCTGTTTATTTTTCATTAATGATACCACCTTCTTCTGGTGCAAATTGTCCATTTCCAGATGGAATAGATTTTTCAGCAGGAATAGGTATAACAACAGTTACAGGATTAGCAGATAGTGATTCTACAGGAGTAGCAGCAAATGATTTAATAATAAATATATTTTATAAATAATGAACGGACAAGCAACATGTAAAGTAACTGAGTTTGTTTCTGGTAATATATTTATCAGACCAAATGCTTTGTTACCAAAAGGTTATGTAACACATGGACACAAACATAAATTTGATCATACTACAATTGTATTTCAAGGATCAGTTCATGTTAAATTAACTAATGAAGATGGTACATTAATTGAAAAAGATTTTATAGCTCCTGCTCATTTTTTAACAAGGGCAAATATTGAGCATGAAATAACTGCTTTAGAAGACAATACTACCTATTGGTGTGTATTCTCTCTAAGAAATGCAGAAGGAGAAGTGGTTCAAGAATTTGATGGATGGCATGAATATTAAAATTTAAATATGTGGACAGCAAACATTGATAACAAAATATTTAAAAGTGGTAAGCTTACTGTAATAGTAACTTATACTAATGGTAATGAAAATATTACAGAGAATCATGAAGTTACTCAAAAGCAAGATACTAATTGGCTTAATGATATAATCAATCGCAAATTAAATGATCTTAATTCCTTATCTGATATTAATGATTCTATTGTTATAGGTATTTTTAATGAAGAAGCAAAATCTAAATCAGACAAAGACTTATATTATGAAAATGCTTCAAAATACATGAAGTATATGGATATAGCTCGTATGGGTATTATCCAACATGATAGACCAGTAATAGTAGAACTTAAAGATTGGTTAATACTTAATTTTAAAGAAGAATATACAAATTTGTTTTAATGGCAAGTAGTGGTCCAAATGCACCAGGTACAATAGTGAATGATACTTCAGTAGGAACTAGAGCATGGAATAATCCAACTAATGCTGCTAGTAGTGATAATGTATACACTACATCACAATGCGCATTCCCTACTTGTACATCACAATATTTAAAAGCCACAAATTTTGGGTTTAGCTTTGCAATGGGGGATACTATAGATGGTATAGTAGTAGAATTTGAACGAAAGGCTAGTGCTAATGCTCCAACTAGATATATATTAGATTCAACAGTTAAATTAGTAATAGGTGGATCGGTAGTAGGAACAAATAAAAATTCAATTACTAAATGGTCTACTACTGAAGCTTTTTTTACATATGGTGGTGCTGCAGATTTATGGGGAAACACTATAACACCTACGGATGTTAACAGTTCTAATTTTGGGGTTGTGTTAAGTGTATCCCTTACTGATACAGGTAAAATACCTAATATGACGGCAAGTGTAGATTATATTAGAATAACAGTATATTATACTACAGGGGGTGGAGGAGGAGGATCAGTATCAAAATTAGGATTATTAGGTGTTGGATAAATAAAAGTGTATATTTGTTTTATACAAATAATTATTTAACTATTTATTGATAATAATTTTTATATTTTTGTAAAAATATTATTTAAAAATGGATTTTAATAAAAAATTACCTAATATATTAGTTATAGATGATTTCTACAAAGACCCAGATGGAATTGTAGATTATGCATATAAACAAGAATTTATATATAATAATGATCATTACAAAGGTTTAAGATCAAAAGATAGACATTTATTTCCTTATGTAAAAGAAGAATTTGAAAGATTATTAAATGTAGAAATTATAGATTGGTTAAATCAACCTTATAATGGATGTTTTCAAATAACTAATCATGAAAATCCTTTAGTATATCATAGTGATTCTCAACAATATGCTGCAGCAATATATTTAACTAAAGATGTAGATGAAATGGGAACTTCTTTTTGGAAAGATAAAAAATATGGTCATAGAAGACCTCCATTAAATATGAATGAACTTAATGAAGTATATTCAGAGTATAATATTATTAATGGTGATAATTGGGAATTAGTTGATAAAGTAGGAGGTGTGTATAATAGATTAGTTATTTGGGATGCCAAGATGATTCATTCTGCTAGTTTATATACTACTACAGATAGATTAGTTCAACTATTTTTCTTTACATGTAAATAATATTAATGTTAACAATATATACTCCAGTTCATAAAATACAAATTGAATTACATGAAACATTAAAAAGTTTAAAGAATCAAACAGATAAAGATTTTGTATGGTTAATACTTTTAAATGGTAAAGCTAAAAATAAAGAAAAAGAACTAAGAGCTCAAGGATTTAATTATGATTGGATCCATATATATTCTACAGATATAACAAATAACATAGGAGCATTAAAAGGTTTATGTTGTGATTATATTAAAGAAGGAATATGTGTAGAATTAGATTATGATGATCTTCTTACTGAAGATGCTGTTACAGAAATTAAATTAGAATTTGAAGATCCAGATACTAAATTTATATATAGTAATTCTGCTCAATTTAAATATGAACAAGATGGTACTATAAGTAGTCCTATCTTTGGAAAACAATATGGATGGAATTGGAAACCTTTTTATTCTAAAATTCATAATACAATTTTAAATGAATTAATTTCATTTCCTAATACTCCTCAGTATCAAGCAAGAATAGAATGGGCTGCAAATCATGTAAGAGCTTTTCAAAAAGATGCTTATAATGAAATAGGAGGATATAATAAAAATATTGAAGTTGGAGATGATCATGATTTAGTATGTAGATTTTATATTAAATATGGAGAAAAAGGATTTAAACATTTAAATAAATGTTTATATTTATATAGAGTACATGATAATAATACTTGTGGAGCTAATGGAAGAAATGAAGAAAT